CTGCTAATTCGGCTCGTGGTACGTGACCTTGAAGTCGATCGTTTTGATGCTGTTGCCGGCCACGTCTTCCATGTCAGGGCCAACCGTGTCGCGCAGCACGCTGATGACGTCGAGGCCTGCAATCTGGCCGCGCTCGAAGTTGCATGCGCGCCGCGCCAGGTCGATCAGCGCGACCACGTCCGGATATGGCTTTCCGACCACCGTCACCTGCACGCGGCTGGTGACGATCGAGTATTCGGCCTGGGCGTCAAAAGCGCCGACCGGCACCGTGACCACTTCGGTTAGGCCTATCGAGGGCAAGCCCTTATCGACTGCCACGTCGCCGGCGGCAATGCGATCAGCAACGCGCGCGGTGACCGCGTCGGCGCCGAGCAGCAGCGCGCGGATGACTTTCACGCTCATGAGCCCTCCGGTGCCGGCACGTTGATGTTTTCTTTCGTCAGGCGCTCGCGGATCTTCTCGCCCACTGCTACGAGCGCAGACTGGGCGCCGGTATCGAACGAGGGCCGCATGAACGGCTTCGCCTTTGCGCCCGGGTGGTCGACATCGCGTACCGCCTTGCCGTTGACGACAAGCGCACTGCCTTTCTTTGCCGTGATCTTGTGCGCGGTCGTGCCGAACTCGACCAGGTGCGCATGCGGCGCCTTGCGGCCTCCGGCTTTGACGTAGGCATAGACCGTGCCCTTTTTCGATCTGGTCGACACGCGCACGCTGCGGCGCAAAACCCCCTCATCGACCGGGACCTGCTGCTGAACGTCTTTTTTGAACTCGTTCGCGCCTGCGCGCAGGGCCGAGCGAAGGATGTTTCTTTCGACCTTCACCGAAACCTGCTGCAGGAAGGCGTCGAGCTCGCGCCCGCCAGTAATTGACTGGTCAGCCATGTGAATAACCCTCCAGCATGAATTCAACGTGCCGCCGGTCATCCAGCAGCGCCGGGCCTGCGATGATCTGCATCACGCGGCCTGCCTTTCCGTGCAGGGTTACGCGCATCGCTGTAGTGATCCTGGCGTCGTTCTGGATCCGCAAGCGTGTGCGCGTGACCGCCGTGGCCACTCCGTTTGCAGTACTCTCGCCGCGGCTGGGCAACTGGTCCTGAGCGTTACACCAGATGTGATCTGCGACGGGTACCCATGCCTCAATTTCGGTGCCGTATTCTGGGTCCTTGTCGACAGTGCGCTGCTCGATGGTGGCCTGCTCGTCCAATCGGAACGGCGCCGTCATCCGTACACCACCGCTCGGTCGAGCTTACGGCACAGATACTGAGCATTCGGGTTCGGGTAATAGTCGTTCTCGATCATGCCCAGGATGTAGCTTTTGATCGCCGACGGCACATCTGCCTCGGTCGGCCCGTAGCCGCAAACGTACTGCACCTCGACGGCGCCGATACGGCTTGCTGTCGCTGGCCACGTGACTCCGGGTGCGGGCAGGATCCAGCCCGGTTCGCTCTTCGTGTCGACCAGGTAGTCTTCCGGGTGAAGCGTCCGCAGCACGCCGTCTGCACCGCGGAACTTCACGTGATCGACGCTGGCCAGCCGCGCGGGCGTCAGCTTAATCGCGCCTGACGACGGGAAGGCGTCGAGCGTCAGTTCCCAGGTCTGATGGGTCAGCGCCCGGCCGGTCTTGTGCTCGACCTCGTCGACCAGGCCGCGAATTTTGTCTTCGAGCTCCGCATCCAGTGACGTGCCGCTGGCGCGCGCGGCCCGGCGGGCTGCATCGATCGACACCGCCAGCGTCGCCGGTGGAATGATCAGTCGTTTCGTCATCGGGAATTCCCTTGTGTTACTGGCGGCCGGCCGGCACCGTGCGGCGCGCCAGGCGCTGCCGGGGCGCGCGCGTATTCGACGGCGGCCGCATCCTGCTGCTTCAGCAGCTCAGTGTTCGGCACGCTCGGCAGTTGCGATGCATCGATCATCAGTTGTCCACCCTGTTAAATTGAATGGTCCGGTAGAAGCGCTCGCTGTTCGCACAGTCTATGCGCAGGTCGCAGTAATTGACGCCGGCCGGCAAGGTGTCCATGCCGCCCAGCTTGACCAGGATCAAAGGCCCCTGGATCACAGCCGCCACCAGCACGCCCACGCCTACCGGCTGCGCCAGCACCGCGCTGGCGGTGGTGTTGCTGTCGGCCAGGTCGTTGCTGATGTCGGCCACGAAGTAGCTCTCGTCGTCTGCATCCTTGTTGAGCGACCACGATCCCACCTGCTGCTTGAACCAGATCGTGCGGTCGAACCGCTCGCCATTCGCGCACGTGACGCGGAACGTGCAGAAGTTGGCCGCGCCGGTCGCGGCATTGAAGCCGCCCAGCTTCACCGGGATCAGCTTGCCCTGGATGACGGGCTGCTGGAGTACCGTCACGCCGGCGACGATCACCTCGACGGATACAGCAGTGGTCTTGCGCTCGTCGAGGTCGACCGTGATGTTCGCCACCCAGTAGCGCTCATCGAGTGGGTGCTTCTCGCTCCACCATCGCCCGGCTTCCAGATACGGTGCGTTCTGCACGGCCGCGCCTTGCATAGTGCCAAACGCCACCACGCGGGTGCCGCCCGGGAATGCGACCCGGCGGGACTCAGCCACCGTCGAGGCCGCAACCGCACTCTGTGCAGGCTGCTCGTCCAACGTTTTGAAGCTTTCCTCCAGCGGCGTGGCACGGTTGCCAGCGACGTCGAAAGCGCGCATCCGCACTGAGTGCGCAGTGCTCGCAGGTCTGCCGGCAACGGTGACCGAGCGAGCCGCATTAGCGATAACCGTGTAGTTCGCGCCGCCATCGATGCTGTATTCATAGCCAGCAACGCCAACTGCATCTGTAGCCGCTGGGCACGACAGCATAGCGCCCGACGTGGTAATGGCGGACACCGTAATTTTGCCAACCATCACTGGCGCCGTGGTGTCGTCCCCCGGAACTGGCATTTCCCAGATAACCGAATTGGGCTGCGCCTCAAAATCAGGCAGCAAGCGCAGTTTGTTGTCCAGCCGGAGCGCGGACTGGTCTATGTACGCGCCGCTGTACGCGCCCACCGGGTGCGTAATCGCGTACCTCTTCCACGTCGCACCAGAGTCGGTGGTGGTGAAAAGGTACAGCTGGTTTGCAGTGCCCAGCGTGGCCGGTACGTTGTCGTCGGTCGTCGCAGCGGTGATGATGATCTTCCCATCGTGATATGCGACGTGTGGCGTGCCGGCGTCCTGCACGCCGTTGTGCGCCATAAGGCGCTTGCGCACCCACTTGTTGGTTGTCGTGTTGTACTTGGCCATCCACAGGCTGCGGAAGGCTTCATCCGGGTGCTGCCAGCTTGCGACCAGCAGCGGCTGGCCATCGGCGCCTATCGCGATGCGCGCCACGCTCGAATTGTGGTTGTAGTTATTGTTCGGGAACGCGATGTCGCTGTCATCCGTACCGCTGACCAGGGGGAGATTCAGCGCCTTGCCACGCATGGTCGTGAAGGTCGTACCTCCGTCCGTCGACTTGATCAGATTGATGTTCTGGCGCGGGTAGCCCGACATCGTGAATGGCCCGTCGCCCTGCAGGAACTCGGTCGTGACGTACAGCGTGTCGACGCTTGCAAAAGCAATCTCCATGCCGTACGAGCCAAGGTACGAGGCCGCATTACCGGCGAGGAAGTCAGCGCCTTTGCGATCAAAGGTGGCGCCGTTCCACTTGTAGATGCCGGCCAGGTAACCATTGCCGCGCGCGCCCATCCACATACTGCTGTCGAACTGGTTGCGGAAGAAGCGGCGGTACGAACAATTCGTGTCCAGGCCGGTAGGAGCGGTTGTTGCAGCAAGCGCCGAAATGTCTTCGGTCGGCGATGCCACGCCGCGCCATGATGTGTGATGCGCCTCGCCGTATGCGATGACCTTGCCATCATCAGTCACGCACACGCTGCCATCCCGGTGCCCAATGGTCGTATCGTGCGTGCCAGTGGTCAGCTGCACGTCCTGGATCATCTCGTACGTGTTCTTGTTCAGCTTGGCCAGGCGCGATTGCTGCACGCCGCCAACTGTCACGGGGGCGACGACATAGACCGCGTTGGCCGTAGTCCAGATTGGCGTGTACAGCGACAGCAGCGAGATCACCTTGTTGCCTGAGTACGGCGTGTTGAAGCTCGTTGGGAACAGGTTGCCGGCAGGTGTGACGCTGGCTTCGACAAGATCGGGGGTTGGTACAAGCTCGAACCCGCGGATGCGCATCGTGCCGCCGACGCTGTCCTGCTGGCGGCCTATCTTGAAGTGCGAAATACGTCCGGCATCTTCGCGGGTAAAAGAAAATGGCAGCTGCGACCGCTCGACAATGCCAGAGCCTTGCGGCGGAACCAGGTTGATCACCTTGTTCGCATAGACAGGCTTTGACGAATCAGTCCACGGCTCATAGGCGCCGTAGAATCTAACCGATGCAGGCGATGGCTGACCCGGCGTGCCGGCCATCG